ATTCTATATGGGCATTTTTCTAGTTTTGTCAATATCTTAGTTAGTGAAACTGCCTTGAATAAATGTGCCTCATCACCTACTATCATACGAATATCTTTAAAGTATTTCTTAGGTTGTGTATAGATAGATTGCCATGTAGATATAATTACAGGTTTATTTGTTTCTTTAGAATGACCTTGATATATTCTATGTACAAATTTTTCAGGCGACCAACCATAATCTTTAAAGTCTTTAAATAACTGTTCGACTAAAGATGTAGTAGGTACAATAATTAATATCTTTTTCTTATCTTCTTTTAACCGAAGAATGTTAAACCTAACAAGAAGATAGACAATAAGAGATTTTCCACTAGCTGTGGGTGAAAGTAATAAAGTCCTATTTTTTCTAACTGCATGTATGAATGCCTCCTTTTGATAATCTCTGACCTTGAATGGAATATTTAGTGCTTCTATGAATTTGTCAACCTTTGCCTCATCAACCTTTGTGTCTTGTATCTTTGTACCATCAACAACTTGTACATTATTGTCTTCACACCACTTTAAAATATAAGGGTATAGACCAACATAGATTTGACCTGTCTGATATGAGAACAATCTAATCTTACCGTCCCATACTCGGTTTCTAAACTGAGGCATAAACTTAAAACCAGGTACTTCAAATGTAAAGAATTGACCTAGTTCTCTTCGTATGTCTTCGTCTGCTTCAATTTTTAAATAGACATCATCTTTTTTATCTATAATTATATATCTTGTTAAACTCATTTATAAAATCCATGTCATAAGTGAATATCTATTACCTTTAATTACTTCTTTAACTTCGTGTGAGAACATAAAATTACTAGGGAAAACAACACCTGAACCTTTTGTTTGTTTAGGTATATATTCGCCATCACAAAATACAATTTCACCACCCTCTTCAGCAGTTTGTAAAAATAATAATGCTGTTACATGTGGGTAACCATACTGTTGTCCGTGTGAATGATGTATGTTATCAATATGATTTTTCATAAAACCACCTTCAGCATAATGATTCATTCTGAATGGTGTAAAATTTTGTGGTATTATTTTAGTATGTGTTTTGATATAGTCGTCAACCATACTTCTAAATCCTGTTTTTAGTTCTTCATAAAATTTATCTTGCTTATTAATCCAATACTCTTTCATATCAACTCTTTCTTTACTTCTAGGAGATACTCCTTCGTTTGTAGAAAAAGATGATTGATTCCATTGACCATTAGTATGATAATGATTTATTACATTATCAGCCAGGTCGTTGGTAATAACTTGATGGTATGTGTGAATATAATCTGATATCTGCATTAGATAGCACCACTAGTAAACTTACGCCAATCAATTGCGTTCTTGATTGTAAAAGTTCTATTAGTGATTTGTCTAATTGTTCTATCTAGGAAATCTACACATGCTTGTAGATAATCAACCTTTTGTTTTGCCTTTATATACTCTTCGTCTGAGTAAATATATTGGTCAACATCTTGTCTAAGTAATTTAAAGTTAAAAGGTTTTTGTGCATATACTGAGGCGTCTGCCTTACCAGTATAGTATTCCCAAAGATTTCTTTTTGTATTGTACAAATCACCTTCAGCACGACTTAACATTAACTTAAACTTAGTTAAATGTTTCATGTACTTGTTGTGTAGTTGAGGAGTTTTAAGTGATTCTAAATCAAGTTCAGTATCGTTAATCTTTAAATCACTATCAGCTTGTTCTTGTAGTTTTTCTAAATCCATAATAAAGGTATCCTATCATAATATTGTATAAATGTAAAGCTTCTAAGAGGTTGTTTCTGTTGTTCTACCTGCACCCTTAGTAGCGAATTCGTATATTTTGTACTTCATTGTAACAGAGGCCGATAAGTAATCTACATCATTAGCCTGTTGGTTAAAGTTTAGTCCTGACAATGCCACAGGAAACATATCTGAAAATCTTACTTCTATATTTGCTGTATTTTTACTAGTCAACACATTTAAAGTTGCGTCTGAGAAGGCAGGTCCTAATGGTACAGGAGAACCTGTCACTTTGCCTGCGTCTGTTACTGCGTCACTCTTTCCGCCTGTCGGAAACCTGTCCTTGGCGGCATCCACAAGAGTTTTAAACTGTGTTCTTGATTTAGGAAAACCAAGACCTGTCAACCAACCATGTATCTCTCTATAGTTTTCTAGGTTTTCATCTACTAAGAAAGACATTTCTAATTCAGCAAATGATAATTTAACACCAGGCAATGGTATATCTGCAAGTGGTGTATCTTGTGTAATACTTGATAAAGTAATACCTGGTATATTGACTGCTGTACAAAAGTATTCGACCTTTGGTAGTTTTAGTATTTGAAACTTAAACTGAGTAGGCGAAGCGTAGTCAAACTTTGTAGGTTGTCTTGAATATGCGTTTGTTGTTGTCATACTATTATTTATCCATCCTGGAGGAAGGCCAAAAAAAAGGGCGCCGAAGCGCCCTTTAATATTACTGTTGAAAACTCAACAAATATTACATCAAGTTAGTAACTTTAACTCTTTGGTAGTATCTGTTAGCGTTAGCAGAACCAGCGTTGTCCACAACTGAGTGAGCACCTGTGATAGCACCTGTTTCAGCGAATGGGTTAGCGATAAGACCATATCTAGTCTTGAAGCCAATTTTCGGTTGGAAAGTATCTTGACCAACTGCTCTCACCATTTGTAGTGGAACATATGGACAATAGAACATACCAGCGTCATAAGGTGAAGTACCTTTGTAACCAACAACATAGTATTGTGTTGCTGAGCTGTTTGCACTATACGGGTCAATGTATACTTTAAATCTGCCGTTAAGAACACCAGCAAAAGTATTGCCTGTGTCATCAACATTCAAATTATTGTTAAGAGCAGGTGTGTAATCTAAAACACCAGCCATTTGAAGCGCACTAGCAACATCAGCTGAACAGATAATCATGTTACCTTTTCCTCTTCTTGTTCTTTGTGCAATTCTGTTCGCATCTCTTTCAAGTTGGAACATAAGTCCTTTGAATCTTTCAACAGACCATCTTCCGTTTGAGTCTGTATCTAAATCAAAGATACCTGCTGTAGTTGTGTTTGTAGCAGCACCTTTCTCTGCGTTTGTGTAAACTGTTCTTACAACTTCTCTGTTGATTTCCGCAAGGATTTCAGCAGATAGAATGTTTGCAAGTTCAGTTTCAGCGTCTAAACCATGGATTGCTTTTAAGTCTTGAGCAAGTTCCATTGTGTACTCAGCTTTCAACGCTCTTGATTTAGCAGTAACAGTCGATTTCTCGATTGAGAATGCCATTTCAGCGAAAGCGTTTCCGTCTGCGTCACCTAATGCTTCAGCAGCTGCTGTAGTCATTGCTGAACCTGTTGTGTAAGTTCCAGCTGATGGTGAGTCGTTTAGAGCACCTGGATTAGTACCAGAGTTAGCAGTAGTTGAATAACCATCTACAGCTGAACCAGCGGCATTTCTTCCAGAGAAGTCTGTATCAGCTTCGTCAAACATTGCTTCAGCACCTGTTTGTGAAGTGTATCTACTTCTCATTGCAAAGATAAGTCCTGTTGGACCTGTCATTGGTTGTACGCCAGCGATATCGTAAGCGATAAGGTTTGGCATAGCTCTTCTAACAAGACTAATTAGGATTGGGTCCCAGTTAGAAATGTTTGAACCAGTTGCGTTTGTAGGCGCAGCTTCTGAAATAAAAGCCTGGTCTTCTTTAGCAGCTCTTTCTTGGTTTTCAAGAATAACTGATGTAACGGCTCGTCTGTAAGAATCTCCGATTTTTGGTAAATCTGGATGTTCTAACACAGGCTGCCATTTTTTTTCGTGTGTTTCGGATAAGTACATTTTAATTTTCTCCCTTTGTCCGGTTATACTAAGATATTTTCATATCTTTTGTTTTGCTTATAGCGGCAGTGTAAGCAGCCATTGCTTTAGATAGGTCTTCGTTAGAAGCTCCATCTTCAGCCGCCACATCATGTAGTGAGTCTTTGACTTCTTCTTTAGCACCAAAATATGATTCTTTAATAGTTTCACATTTAGTCTTAAAAGAGTCTGCGTCAGACCATTCAATCTCTTCAGCAAGTTTAGCAAATTTTTCTTTTGCTGTATCAGCCAAGTCACTTGCAACCTCAGACATGATTTCGTTTCTTGTCTTTACTGCATTGTCCTTGTTTAATTCAACATTTTTTTCAATCTGCTCATTGAGTTTCTTTTCTAAAGATTCAATTTTAGCTGCTTGGTCTTCAAGCACATTGTATCTTTCATCTGGAACATCAATGTAATGCTCAGCGAAAAGTTTTTTAAGACCTGTAATAAAGTCTTCAGCGATTTCACCTTTAATACCTCTTTCAAGAGCGATTTCGTTTTCTTTCATCCACTCTTCAACGACATATGATAGGTAACTGTCAACTTTTTCAGTCAGTTCTTCTTTTGCTGTTGCAATATCTTGCTCGTATGTTTCTTTAACTTCAACTTCCATTGATTCAGCAATCTCTTTAACTTTAGAGTTTACTGCTGATTCAAATACTGTAGCAGCTTTTTCTTTAAATTCTTCGGATAAGTCATCTTGTCCAGCGATTAAAGCGTTAACATGTTCAGCAGTTTCTTCTTTCTTCATTTTGTAT